CGCTTTAACTTCGTCGCCTTCAGCTTCAGAAAGAATCGCTTTTAATATGTCTAAATCTTTATTCATTATGCTAATAGAGCGTGATACTCTTTAAAGTGTTTAATTCTGTCAGGTAATCCGATAGTTCCGCCATTTACTCTCTTTGTGATCTTAGTTACTACATCGTCTGTAGCACCGCCATCAGCCATTATGTGTAATTTATTCTTATTGAAAAACCATGCAGCGGATAACAAAGCATATTTGTCAGCAACCAATGTTGGGTTAGCGGCAATGTCTTCGTTGATTGATTTTCCGAAAGCTGTGTAGTTGTCTTTACCGGTTAATTGGATGTAACCGCGACCACAATATTTAGCGCCATCTCCAGTTGACTCTGCGCCGTTACCCATTCTACCTCCATAAACCTTATTAGCAATCTTCTCAGGTTTTCTTTCATAAGCTTTAGCTGATTCTAATGTTGGAAAGTACTTCTTAAAAATGCCATTCAAACCTTTGGCAGAATAGTTTAAGTTTTCTTTTGTCAATCTAAATCCACCAGATTCATGACCGCATTGAGCTAGAAAATGAGCCAATCTCAATGGAGTATTTATTTGGAATTTCTCCATTACTCCAGGAATCTGTTCAATTACTTTATCTGGTATGTGACCTTTTAGTTTATCTAGATTCATGCTTATAATTATTTGCGTACATTTTTTTTCTGCGTCAATACAACTTTTTCTGTGGGTGGTGGATAATTCTTTTTTTGTGCTAGTGCTTGATTATTTTTCCATTTTTGTAGCCTATATTCTAAATCTCCAACTGGATAATCTCCGCTTTTATCATCTGCACCAAAAATAGATGTTCCATTATCCTTAATATGAGAATTTTGAGATTTATTTAAACCAGCAGAAGGTTTTTCTTCTAAATTACCGCTTGCCATTTGCATTGGTCCTTGAGCGCCTCTAAAAGGTCCAGCCGCTTGACCATTTTTAGTATAACCAAATTTATCAACACCTTTTGCTTCGTATACTTCTTGATCAGGAGTTTCGTTTCCTTCTCCAGCTTCGTATTCGTAATATCCGTCGTTTGCTTGACTAATATAATTGTCAGCGTTTGTAATATGATCTTGAACCCAAGCTGGAATATCAATCTCTTCGTCTCCTAATTTATTTAGTAAAGCACTTGCATTGCTTATTATATTTTGTAAACTGGCTTTTGCCATTGAAACTTCGTGATCCATTCCTTCAGAATATGCGTCTTCGTCGTCTTTAACTGGTCCATCTATAAGAGAAGATGGTAAAGAAGTAGCATCGCCGTCTTCTTCCATATATCCGCACTCTGAACACATTTTGTCTTCATACATCATAGCGGCTCCACACTCTTTACATATATTATTTCTAGAATCCATTGCACTCATCTCAGATCTTGATAATGATGGCATAGTTTCCATTGGTCTCTCTTCGTTACCAAATTTAACAGTTGCTGAGTTTGGCACTTGGCTTTTGAATTCAGTTTTCATATTTTTTTCAATAGCGCTGCCTCTTTTCTTTTCCCAAGAAGAGATTTCTTTATCTTTGTCTAGGTCAGCTAAGTTTGGCTTCTTTAATCCTGAATTTTTGTAAGAGATTTCGGCTACTGCCTCTTTAAGAATGTCTTTAAGTTTCATTATTATTTCTTTTTCGATTTGCTTGCTTTTTTCCATAAACCTTTGTCTGCTTTTCTTGCTCCGCCTTTTCCAGTTACAAAAGAATTAACTCTTGCCATTGCCCACTGATGTTGTCCAACTCCAGGTCTGTGCCCAGTTTTCCAAGCAGCTAAACCTTTATCGTATACACCTCTTAAAACAGATTTTGATATGCCAGTTGCTTTTGCTTTATTTGCTAATGCTGTATCTGCGTCTCCTTCGTTAATGCTTTCGTTCTTTCCGAATCTTTTTTCGTAAGCAGAAGTTGCAGCGGACTTTTTTGTTTTGTATGGTTTCTTTTTGTCTTTGTCTGCGTAGTCTGCGTCCCATTTTGTGTACGCCGAAGGATCATCGTTGCTTAATTTTGCAACTCTATCGATCTCTCCTTTCATTGCAGACTTGTTCTTGGTAAGATAGGCTTTATTTACCTTTCTTCCAGCTTTAGTTCTTTCAGCTTCTTCTATTTCTACACCAAGTTCGTCTCTAAATTCGCTAAACTCATTGTAGTCCAAGCCTCTCAACTCGTTTTCTACTTCGTCTTTAGACTTTGTTTTTTTACCAGGAAATAAAGCATTAGAAACTCTTTCAGGGCTCTCATCGTATAAATCCAAAATAGGTTTGATTGTCATCGAACCCATTTCTAATAGTATGTCTTTTAATTTTATCATATTACCATGCTTTACAAGACCAATAGTTTGCTTTCCATTTTGGTCCAGGGTTACTACAGCCGTGTCTTGCTCTGTAAGATTTTCTATTTTTTGGAATGTGCTTTTTAATTGCGACTCCTTTTTGACCGAAGTTTACCTTAACTACGTTTCCTTTTTCGTTCTTAACGTACACTGATCTCTTTTTAGGTCCATCAGGCGTTAAGAAAGGCTTGTTAAGGGTAACTGTACGACCTTGATATTTGGCTTCTTCTAATTCCTCTTGCTCTTCTAAAGGAACACAGTTAGGAACCATTCTATCGCCTTTTTTCTTAGTACCTCTAGCGATATAGCCTTTCCAACAAGACTTTTCTTGAAGCACTTCGTTTAATAAGTGTCCTAATTTTATCACTATCTTAAGTTTTCTAATTTGTACTTAGTGGTTTCGATCAAATCTACAATCTCGTCAACTTGATTTTGTACGTAAGAGTCTTGAGGTATTCTCTTTCTTACAGTTTCTACATATTTTGCTAAAGCTTGAAAGTAGATTAAAGGTTTGTTGTCTTCTCTAACTGTAAACTGCAAATTGTATCCACTTATAATGCCATAACGGCCTTGAATAGCTTCAACCAATCCGTCTACTTTTTTAATAATCTTATCGTAGTATTCGTTTAAGGCTTCGTGCATTGCATTAGAGCCTTCACCAACTGCTTGCCAATGATATACTTGAGATTGTTGACGACTATTTAATAAATTCGATATGAATTTTGCTACTTCTTCCATTATTTTTTATCTTTTTTAGCGTCTTCTGCTTTTGCTTTCTTTGATCTTTCAACTTTTTCTAACTTACTCATTAAATCATCGATCTTTGTAGCTAACATAGCGATCTTGTCTTTGTGTTGTGATGCATTCTTAGGATCAGCTTTTGCCATGTCAACGTGTCCCTTTCTTTTCTTCTCTAAAGCATCGATAGCAGAAGAGATCTTGCCTGTTACAGCGCCTTTCTTCTCTTCTAAAGCTTCCATCTTAGTGCAATACTCTTCGTAAAGTGTTTCAGCGATAGCCATTGCTTGATCTTGGTCTGGAAATACTCCGTGAACTTGATCTGCTTGGTCTTGAGCGCCTTGAATAGGGTTAAGAGGAGCTACTAAAGAGCTAGCATTACAGCCATCGAAAGGCTTTTTAACCATATATAGAGTGTCTATTGCTCCATCTACGTTTTCTTTTTTAACTTTGGTAGGAAGTCCTTTGTGTTTTGTTGATGCGAAGTCAGTTGCTGCTTTTGGTTTCATGTCTTTTGCTACTTTTTGTGCTTTTTTGGATACCTCTGATGGTTTAATCGTTCCTTTTTGTAATCCATGAACAATTCCCATAAATTTTTGTTGTTTTTTAGATACCGCTGGCATTATAGAAAATTTTATTAATAAATATCGGTGTTTTTCATCTCTTGTAATCTAGTCTTGATCTCTTCATACATCTTTGTCTTGTCTCCGCCTCCCCAACTTTCTATTTCCCCAGATTCTGATACGAATGTGTCTTTTTCTGCATACCACGAATCAACGGCCTTCTCAAAGTCAACCAGATTCGCCAACGCATTCGCTTTAACGATGCCTTTTTCGTATTGTTCCCATCGACCTTCCAATTTGATCTTGGCTTCCATGTTAACAACGCATTCCAAACACATTTTGTGAAGGAAATACATCTTTTTATTGGTTTCGGTGATTTTCATGTGCTTACCACAGTTGGGACAAGAGATTGGCATCACCACCAATTTTTTTATACCGTCTAATTTAGTAAGGTTCTGTTTAATGCCGTTCTTTATAGTCCATGTGCGTCCCTCTTCTTCCCAAACGTCTCCTTCTTTGTGATCTGTATGTTTCTTTTCCCATCCGGCAAGAGTCTGCGTAGCAGCTCCTGTATTGCCAGTAATAATGTTCCTCATTCTTTGAACATCCTTCTTGCCAAACTCTTTTTTCAAAACTGATTTTTCCATCTTATTTTCTTTTTATTTCTTTTAGAATGTTTCCTAGTTTTAGGCTTTCTGATTCGTATATCTCTTCGCGATCTTTACCAAAGTCTCTCATCAAGATTCCAGCTTTTGCGTTCGCTTCGTTTTCTATATCTGATCCTGTTTTACCGCTACTAGGATCTAATTTGCCTAATTCGTTTTGTTTGTGGTGTACTAGTTCGTGTGCAAGAGTTCTAAGTACGTCTGCCATGTTTCTATTTCTCATGTATACAGTCACATCTCTTTCTCCGTTTCTATATCTACCAAAACTATGCAAATTTGTAGCCCATCTTCTGTCGAAAACAAACTTTACCTTTGGCAGATTCTTTATATCTAAAGCATTTTCGCAGTATTCTACGAAATCTTTTAGTAGTGATATTTTTTCTTTGGGTGTCATGTTATTTTCCAAAAGCGGTTTGAAGACCTCTTAATATAAAAGATCCAGTTATTTTATATGGCTTATCGTATACCGCTTTATCTCTAACTACAATTCCTTCTTGATCTTTAACGTCGCCCAATGGAGAAGTCAAAGAGTCTAGTATCACGTCTCCTAAATACATTGTAGCGTTATATATTACGAATGAGTCGATGGCTATTTGAGCGTCTTTCATATCTGATACCAATTGATCAACTGGTTTTCCGTCCATTATCCATATGAATACTTGTTTGCTTAGTGCGTCAACAGTTTTTCCATCTTTTAATTTTAACTTTAGGCCTTTGGTATTTTTAGCTTTATTCAACCACTCATTTAAAGATTTGGTTTCTTTCTTTCCTTTTGTTAAAACTACGGTGTAATTTTTGGAAAGCGCTGATGAGAAGTTAGGCTTTGTTTTTAATTTAGCTGGAATTTCTCCCATTACTTCGAAATCGTATTTTTTAGCGATTGGATTTATCTTCTTAATAAGTTCTGCTAATGTTTTTCTATCATAAGACGTTTCTTTAGTAACTCTTTTCGTAGGACTAACTCTTTCAAGCTCTAGTATATTGTGTATTGCTAAGAAGTTGCTCTCGTACTCTTGAACGTTTGATTTGCCTTCTACGTACTCTATATTAAACATCTTATTAGGATCGTTTAG